GGAAACTTGCACAAGAAGCATTTGAAGATTGGCAACCTGATGCTGTTTTAATTGAAAAGAAAGCAAGTGGTCAAAGTCTATTACAAGATTTAAGGATGGCAGGTGTTCCTGTTATAGCATATAACCCTGATAGAGATAAAATAGCAAGGGCACATGCTAGTAGTGCTTTATTAGAAGATGGTAGGATTTATTATCCTAAAGGTAAAAAATGGGCAAAAAATTTAATTGATATATGTTCGGTCTTTCCAGCAGGGGATAATGATGATATAGTAGACACGTGCACACAGGCATGGTTAAGATTAAGAAAAGGTTGGTTTATAACACACTCAACAGATTATGATGAAAATGATATATTTACAGAAAAAAGGATGACATTCTATGGCTAGAGAACCAAAAGTAATACCATTTGCTGATGCGATGCCTTCTGATGATTTTAAAGTTGAACAATTAAATGCAAATGAAGTTTTAGTCGGAGACCCTGCTTTAGACGATATTGAACAAGTAGAATCAACATTCGCAGAAAACTTGGCTGAAACCATAGATGCAAATGAACTTAAGAAAAAAGCAAGTGGTCTAGTTTATAGTTATGAAGCAGATAAAGATGCTCGTTCAGAATGGGAAGAGAGATATAAACAAGGTTTAGAAACATTAGACCCAAGTGGTGGTCAAGAAGAAGAAGAAAACCAAAGAGCAACTAGAGGTTTATCTACAGTCATTCACCCATTAATTGCTGAAGCAGCCACACAATTTAATGCAAGAGCTATAGCAGAATTATATCCTAGTGGTGGACCTGTAAAAACAATTATTATTGGTGAGCCTGATGAAGATTTAGAAGAGCAGGCAAAACGAGTAAAAGATTTTATGAATTATCAAATTACTCAAGAAATGCCTGAGTATTTCCCAGATTTAGACCAGATGTTATTTCAATTACCATTAATTGGGCATACATTTAAAAAGGTATGGTGGGATGCGAATTTAGAAAGACAATGTTCACAATTTGTAAAAGCAGAAGATTTTATAGTATCTCCTGAGAGCAAAGACTTATACACAGCATCAAGATATACTCATGTTATAAGAATGCCAAAAAATGAGTATAATAAATATGTAGAAGCAGGAGTGTATTTACAAAGTAATTATACAAGTGATGATACAGACCCATCAGGCGACATAGGAAGTGAAGTAGAAGGTGTAGAGCCATATGGAGATTCATCTGATGAAATTATGACTTTACTTGAATTTCATGTATACGAAACTTTTGATGGAATAGATGGTATAGAGGACAGTGAAGATGAAGATATAATCGCTTTGCCATATGTAATTACAATAGATTATGATGCTGAAAAAATAGTGTCTGTCAGAAGAAACTGGAATGAAGAAGATGAATTAAAGAAAAGAAGAGATTGGTTTGTAAGTTATAAATTTTTACCAAGCACAGGATTTTATGGTTTTGGTTTATACCATATGATTGGTGGTTTAGGTAGGGCAGCAACAGGTGCTTTAAGAGCATTATTAGATTCAGCAGCATTCGCAAATATGCAAGGTGGGTTTAAATTAAAAGGCAGAGTTACAGGTGGCGAGATGCAAATCAATCCTGGAGAGTTTGCTGACCTTGATGCGACTGTTGATGATGTAAACAAAGCAATTATGCCATTGCCATTCAAAGAACCAAGTGGCACTTTATTTAATTTAATGAACGCAATAACTGACGCAGGAAGAAGATTTGCATCTACAGCAGATTTAAATGTAGGTGATGTAAACCCTAATGCTCCTGTCGGTTCAACAGTTGCTTTAATAGAACAGGGCAGTAAAGCATTTTCTGCTATACATAAAAGATTACATTATTCTCAAGGACAAGAGTTTAAATTATTATCTAAATTAAATGCAATTTATTTACCTGATGAAGTTAACTTTTCTCAAGCAGGTTCTACAGCGAAAGTTTTTGCTAAAGATTTTGATGACAGAGTAGATGTTGTTCCTGTTAGTGACCCAAACATATTTAGCACAGCACAAAGAATAGCACAAGGTCAGGCAGTTATGCAGATGGCATCTGCTAATCCACAATTATATGACCAGTATGAAGCTAACAAAAGAATGTTAGAATCAATAAGAATAACTAACATTGATGAAGTATTAAAGAAGCCAGAAGAAGCAGTTAGGTTAGACCCTATTGATGAAAATATGTCTGTTATGTATGGCAAACCCATAAGAGCATTTCCAGAACAAGACCATGAATCTCACATAGCAGTTCATATGCAATTTTTACAAGACCCATCACTAGGTGGGAATAAAGGCACACAAGGTTTAATACCAATATTAGTTGCCCATATAGCAGAACATATTGCTTTATTGTATAGACAAAGAATGCAGGCAGGAATCAATATGTCGTTACCAAGTATGCCTGATTTAAGAGACCCTAAATTTAAATTTGAGGATATAGACCCACAATTAGATATGATTATAAGTCAAAAAGCAGCAGAAGTTGTAGCAAAAGCACCTATAATGGAAGCAATAAAACCACTCATGGCTATGCAAGGACAACAACAAAATCCTTTACAATATGCACAGCAACTGGCACAACTTGAAGCAGAAGCACTTAAAGCAAGGACACAGGCACAAATTGAAGCAGATATGGCTAAAGCCAAACAAAATATGGATATTAAACAAGCAGAAGCCAGACAGGATTTAGATATAGAACAAGCAAAATTAAATGCTGATTTACAAGCAAAGGTAAAAAAACTAGAATTAGATTTACAAATGGAAAGAGAAAAAAACAACCTTAAATTACAACAGGAGATTATAAAAGATGGCAATTGAAATAGTCCCAACTAAAGAGGGCATGAAAGATATAGATAGGTCTACATTTAAAGATGTTGATGCTATGACAGAAACACCGATGTCTGTTGAAGTAGATGGTGAAATATTAATGATGACACCATCAGAAATACAGAAAATGATAAGTCAAGGCATAACTATAAATTTGGCTGATGAAAAAATACCACCTGCAGAAAACATGGGCATGGAGTCAATGTCTGAAGAAAGTAAGATTATATTTGATGCTTTAACTGCACAAGGATTAGAGCCATCAACAGCAATAGAAATAATGGCTAGAGATACTATAGATAGTATGGGAAAAATTGGTTTAGCAGGTGGAGTTAGACCAGAGGAGTTTGGTGGACTGCCCAAGGTTCCTCCCCTTACTGGAAGTTCACCAGACGCAATGGCAACAGCAGGTGCAGGTATGAGCCAAGGTGCTATGGCAAGTTATTTAGCGAATAAAGTAAATGATATAAGAGCAAGAACAGGCTCTGCACCCATAATGCCAACCACTCAACCTGTGATGCCACAACAAACAAATATGGAACAAAATAGACGAGGTGCTTTGCCTACAGGAATGATGGGAGCTACTTAAATGGTAATGCCTGATTTAACAAGACCACTTGAAGGAATGGTTAAGCAGAAACCAGTAGTTAATACCCAACCTGCATTAGATTCTTTAGGAAAAGCAGTTACAAAACAACCTTTGCAACTTGGTGGTTTTAATATAAATATACCATCAGCTTTAGGAACGGCTTTTGATACATTTGTTAAACCAGCAATGCCAGTTTCTCCAGTAGTAAGTGGGATTGGTGCTTTAAGAAATATTCGTGATGAGTTCCAAGCAAAAGATGTAGTAAATCCCCAGCAAAATTATTTTTCTACTATAGCCAAATCACTTTTACCAAGTGCTATAGTAGGTAAAAGTAATATTGATATAATAAGGGAAAGAGCAGATTTAGATAGAGATAATATTGTTACACCACAAGAATACAATTTATATGAACAAAATTTTATTAAAGGTAATGTGCCGACACCTAATGTAAATGTAACTCGTCTTGACCCATTAGACCCAAATCGTGCAGGAGTGGTTGGTTTATATGAAACACAAACACCACCAACAACATTTACACCCAAAGTTACAACATCAAATATTACTAACTTTAATCAACCACCTATGGGAGTCGGAACAACAGGTGATTTAGGTGGTGCCACAGGAGCAGGTTATGGCAGTGGATTTAGTAGTTTATTTGGTGATAAAGGTGAATCTGAAGGCATAGACCAAAAAAAATCAGCAGCAACTAAAGGCACTACAAAAGGTGTAAGTTTTGCAGATGATGCTCAAATGGCAAATACAGGAGATTCACCAACTTATATATGCACAGCATTATATGAAATGGGAGATATGAAAAAATATGTATATAAATATGACCAAATGTATGGCAGTAGAGTTAATCCTGCAACCTATAGAGGATATACACTTTGGGGAGAATATTTAGCAAAAAGAATTAGGAATAAAGGGATAATTTATAAAATAGTAAAGCCAGTTGCATTAGCATGGGCATATCAAATGGCGAATGATTTATCTAAAGGAAAAGTTGGTAAGAGTAAATTACCAATGAAACTATTAAAAAAACTAGGTGAAGGAATATGTTTCATACTAGGCAAAACCATCAAAAGGAGTTTATAATGGCTGAAATAAAAGTAGGTAATTTTGAAGAAAATACAAAGTTATTTGAAGAAAAAATGGGATTTCCACATGATTCTGAAGGACTAGAATTAACAGAAGAACAATTAGTTAACTTTTTATTATTATGTCATCAAGAAATGATATTACCTGAAGAAGAAGAAGCAGAAGAAGAAATGCCTGAAGATAATGGTGAAGTTAAAGTAAAAGTAATGAAAGTAGATAGTGGCGACATGAGAGGTGTTATGGATGAAATACTTGGTCATAGTGGTCCCAAAATGATGGAGAGATAAATGGCAGGTATGAACCCAAATCTAGGTGCGTTAGGAAACATGCAAGGCTCGTCTAATGGCATACAACAAGCAAATGCACCTTATATTTCAATAATGGATTTTATGGATATGCTTCCAGATGGCTATGATTTAACAGAACCAAATATTGAATCTGCAATAAGAGATTTAGTTCCTGACCAAGGTATGCGAAATAGTTTGTTTATGCAGTTAAAAGAATTAAGTAAAAACATTACAGAGTGAATGTAATTATGCCATATAGCAAGTATTCACCAAAACAAAAAAAATTAGCAGCATTAGCAGGTAACAAGAAAAAAATTACAGGTGCTGATTTAAAAAAAGCAGGTAAATTAAAAAAGAAAAAGAAAAAAAGGAGAGCATAATGGCACCGAAGAAGAAAGGACTTTACGCAAACATTCACGCAAAACGAAAAAGGATTAAAGCAGGTTCTGGAGAAAAGATGAGGAAAATCGGTCAAAAAGGTGCTCCAGCTAAAGGTGTATTTAAAGCTATTGAAAAAAGTGAGAAAAAAAAGAAAAGTAAAAAGAAAACAAAAAAGGCATAAATATGGCAAAAAAAACAGTTGATGCACCTAAAGGTTTTCATTGGATGAAAGCAGGAAAAGGTTTTAAATTAATGAAAGGTGAATATACACCACATACAGGTGCTGTTAAAAAAGCATCTTTTGAGATACAAAAAGTTCACAAACCATCAAAGAAAAAATAATGGCAACCTATCAGGGAAAAAAGGTAACACTTAACAAGCCACGATATATAGGTAAAGGCGAAACCAGTTATGGTAAAAAGAAGTCTGTTGTTTATGTAAGAGATGCAGGGAAAGTTAAAAGAGTTACATTCGGCGACCCTAACATGAAAATTAAAAAGTCATCACCAGAAAGAAGAAAGTCATTTAGAGCAAGGCATAATTGTGCAGAAGCTAAAGATAAGACAACTGCTAAATATTGGAGTTGTAAGGCATGGTAGTTAATGAATTAAAAGTTCAAATATTAAAGCCATTCGGTCCTCGTATTCTTCATGCTAAAATGCCTATGGAATTTGTAGACACATTAAATGCACATTGTGAAGAAATATTGCTTGATGATAATAAAAGAAAAGAACTAGATGAATCTGATGAGTTAGTTGGTCATGTAGCAGAAGAATTAAAATGTGATATGAATAATCCACAATTTAAAAAGTTTGGTGGGTTTTTATGTGATATTACTAAATGTCTACACGATAATTTTATACAAGAAAAAAAAGTAAAAGGTGAAAACCTAACTCCTAATAGATTAGCAATACATAATTCTTGGATTGTAAGGTCATTTGAACATGACTATAATCCTACACATATACATACTAATGGTGCTTTTTCTTGTGTTGCTTATTTAAAAGTGCCTGAAGGAATTAAAGAGGTAAATACTAGAAATGCAAAAGAAGTCTATGCTACAGAAGGATATATTGATTTTATTTATGGTTCAAGTTCTGTTGTAAATCCAGGAAATATATGCTGTAAACCAGAAGTTGGCGACATTTATATTTTTCCTGCACATTTGTATCACACTGTTTATCCTTTTTATGGTGCAGGAGAACGCAGGTCTTTTTCTGCAAATATGAGTTTAACAATGGATGATAAAAATGGCAGCAATTAAAAAAGTAGCAAATGCTGAAATAAGAGCAGCAAAAGATTTTCTTGAAAAAAGAGGTTTAACATCAGATGAAATTAGTCCCAGAAAATTTGCAAAAACAGCAAAACAACTTGATAAAGGATTTAAAGAAACTTTACAAATATTAGCAAGAGAATTGTCAGGTGGTCAGGTTTAGTGGACTTACAACAATACAGAAACCTTTTATCTAAAATTGAACAAAAAGATAAAGCAGGAGCAGGTGGAGGAGCTGATGTTTATCCAGCATTAGCCATAGGTTCTGGTTTTTTGCCAAGTGCAGGTATATCTGATGTTTTAGGTTATGCACCAGACCCTTTAAAAAAAGGCAAAACATTACCATCTTTTAGTGAAAATATTGCAAGTGGAAAATATGTAGATGCAGGATTGCAAACCATAGGAGCATCAGGAGATGTAATGTTAGCAGCATCACCTTTTATGCCTTTTTTAATTGCACCAGCAGTTGCAGCAAAAGGTATTAGCACAGGTGGTAAAGCATTAAAAAAAGCACTTGATTTAGGAGCATTACCAAAAAAAACCGAAACAACAAAGTTAGGTGCATTACCTAAAGACAAAACCTTTGCTAAATTCTTATATCATAGTCCAAGAGGGCGAGATATAACAGAAGGTATAAAAAAATACGACCATGCTGATTTTAGTCCTGATAGATTAAATATGCCTGACGGAAAAGGTATATATTTATCTCCTACACCATTAGACAATCAAGCAGTGAAAATAGATGTATCTAAATTACCAGTTGAAAAATTAAGAGATTTACAACAAACAGGACAGGCAGAAGGATATTTTACTTTTAATAAAGATATTCCTGCTAATGCAATAGTTAAAGAAACAGAAACTCTAGGTGCATTACCTAAAAACACAGCTACTAATCTTCATAATGATTTAAATGATGAAGAACTAATTACAGGATATGTAAATACAGGACAAAGCAGTAAATCAGGAGTAGGCAAAAATGAAATTATAAATAGATTTGAAAATAATCCTGCTCTAAAAGATAAATCAATTAATTTTTTAAATCAAAAAAACGCAATAAACCCTGAAACAAATACAGTTACAGTTTATAGAGCTATAATAACAAGAGGTGGTAAAGAGATTAAACCTGAAACAAAAACATCAGCATCTTTATCAATAGATAAGACAATGGATTATGTTAATTTTTTAACTGAACAATCTATGGAAACATCAAAAATAGGTATGTTTGATAATGTGTTTATAGCAAAATATGAAGTGCCTAAAGATAATGTAATAGGATATCTTCCTGCTTTTAAAAACGATATAAATACCAATGTAAATAAAGTGTTAACTAATAAGGGATTTGGACAAGAAAATATAGAAGGTTTTAAAAAAATAGATAATCAATCTGAACATGCTAAAAAACTTATAGATGCACAAGATGAAATATTAGTAGATGTATCTAATTCTAATATGCAAGTGATGAAAGATTTGAAAGGTGTGAATAAACCTATAGAAAAAACTGGCAATATAAATCAAACAATTCAAAAAATAGCAACAGGAGAAATTAAAACATTAGATGAATTAAATGCCAATATTTCACCCAATCAGTTTATATTAGATGATATTATGGTTCCTAATGCTGTAGAATTAGAGCAAATAGAACGACAGAAATTTTTAGATTATTATAAAGATTTTTTTAATAAAACTAATTCACAGCAACAGCAATAGCAGTAATAACTATGCTATTAAATACTTCATTATTCCCATAAGGATTATGCCCAGTTGTATGACAACCAGACATAATAAGGAATAATATTATAATAAATAACTTATTCATTTTTTCCCTCTAACTTTTTTAAATTACTTTCACAACTAATTAAATGTAAAAGTAAACCTGATGGAATAGTATAGGCATTATCTTGACATATACTTATAGCATCTTTTAAATGCACCAATGCTAATTGT